CTAAAAAGAGACAACTCTCAATAAACGATCTCAAGAAACAAATCCCTTCCAAACATATCCCCGGAAGGCTCGGACGCGGGGTGGAGCAGCCCGGTAGCTCGTCAGGCTCATAACCTGAAGGCCGCAGGTTCAAATCCTGCCCCCGCAACCAAAAAATGCAAAGATATCAGTGAGTTACATGGCGTCCCTCGGGGCGTTTTTTGCGTTCCGAAATTTGAGTCACCACCTAGTCACCAAAATCAGTCGCGATGAATTTGGCGAACGGAAAAGTGGGCGGAAAGCGGTCGGAAACCAGCGCAGCTTCGCGACCGCAGCAATTTGGAAAAGGGGACGTTCGTGCGCGCCGCAGTGAGGTAGTTGCCTTGGGCGCTCAAGCTCGGGGAGAGACGTTGTGTTCCTGGCTGCTGAGGTGCTTGCTTAGTCTGTTTATCGCAACCTATGCCCAATGGATCATGCGTTGCTGCGCTTGAAACTTGAGCCAAAGGAGCCAAGGAGCTATCTTCTCGCTTGACGGCTAGCCGTATAGCCGTGAGCTGGTAGTCGAGCGGAATCTATTTAAAGGATTGACGAATGAAGTGTCTTGTTCTGGCCGCTGTGCTGAGTTCCGTGCTCTTGGTCGGGTGCAAGGAAGACCCAGAACAGGCCGCGAACAAGCTGTTCGTGGAAGCAGCAACTTTGTTTGAAGAGTACCAAGCGTTGCGTCCCGATAATCCGGCCCAGTATGAATCGCGGCTCAAGCTTTTGACACAGGTCGCAACTAACCTCGATTCAATTTTGGGCGACTACGCCGGAAGCTCACTTGCGGTAGATCTGGCTTCAACTGGAAAAGCGAGGCAGCTAGTCAAGACAGAAATAGATGAGGACATTTTGCGCCTTCAGCAGAGTATCCCGGCTTCTGTGCTGATGGCAGAAACGCTTCCGCTGTGGGAACAGTATAAAGCCCTGCCAGCAGAAGACCCTGCACAGTACGCAGCGCAGCTCAAGCTGTTAACGCAAGTCGACGCCAATTTGGACCGGCTCCTGCATGAGTTTCCCGACAGCTATCAGGCCACGGGCCTCAGCATCAACGCCCAGCAGATCAAGGACGAGCTTCCGCGCCTTCAGCAGAGCATCCCGGCTTCTGTGCTGATGGCAGAAACGCTTCCGCTCTGGGAACAGTATAAAGCCCTGCCGACCTATGACCCTGCACAGTACGCAGCGCAGCTCAAGCTGTTGACGCAAGTCGACGCCAATTTGGACCGGCTCCTGCATGAGTTTCCCGACAGCTATCAGGCCATGAATCTCAGCATCAACCCCCAGTTCATTGAGCACGAGCTACCTCTTCTTCAGGGCCATGTAGGGATCGATAAAGCTATCTCTCTTGTAAATAGAGCGGAGGCTCAGTCATCGGCCGGCGATGTTGAAGGCGCGCGCTCTACGCTTTCAGAAGCGCTGAAAATCGCTCGTAGCGTTTCAGATTCTGATTTGCGCAGGCGCACTTTATCAGAAATATTAACGGCCTCCGCAAAGCTGAAATAGCAGGGATAGACTTGTCCCTTATTTGCGCCGCCCCAAGTGCTCGTTAGGCCACGTTCCGAGACGGATAGCCGAAAGCTTCGGTTAGCTAAGGCAATAGCGAAGGGCCGCGTTAGGGGGGGCGTCAACCGGGTCCGGATGACCGGTAACGGCCTAGCACGTCGTTGGCGGGACCGCGAGGAGCAAAGAGCCGGGGCAGCGGAGACAGCGGGAGAGCGGTCCCCCAAAGGTGGCAGGCTAAGTCGATCGTGGGGCCGTAGACAGAAAGAGAATGGGGGTTTCCGCCTCTTCATCGGCAATTTTGAGGAAAGCGCTCGGCTGCATGCCCTCGGATGAAAGATGCGCCACAAGATGCGGCACGCTCGCTGATTGAAGGCGGGCCTCCGAGAATATCGCTGAAACCTGCTTCGCGACTTCCAGTGGGTTCTTTGCCGCGCCAAGCCTTGAAACCAAAGCATCTGACGGCATTGCGATGCTCAACTCACCGAATACTTTGACCTGATGAGCCGCCACATTCTTGGCTTCGTCGCCTTCGTCAAGCAGAAGCAGTGCCTTAACGCGGGTTGCGCCTGAGATCATCAATCCGTCAATGATGATCTGCAGGGCATCGAGCGGAATTTTCTCCATCCTAAGCAATGCCTTACCTCGCGACACGGAAGCCGTGAAGACATCATGAAGCACGGTTTCTGCTTCCTGCAAAACGCTACGTTGGTCGTTTCGGTTTCGTATACTGCCGACACGTTCTACGCGCGTCATGGCCTTGTCGAGAAGATCTTGCAGCTGCGTCGTGCGCCATTCCTCGCGAAATTCAGCTACCTCTTTGCCCAGTTTCTTGACGTCGTCTCGGAGCAAGTTGATACGGTGGCACACAATAGCGGCGCTGGCGGCTGAAATGCCAATCCCAACGACCGATGTTGCCAAGGTCGCCACTTGGAGGCCCTCGATCACACCAAGCATTTCCTGCATGGTGGCGAGGCGCTTTTTCATCTGTTCAAGTTGAAAGGTATTTATCGTGCCCATACCAAACTCGGCGACCTTCAGGGCCGCCGACACCGGGTTTGCCATGCCGCTAACAGTTTGAGCAAATCGAGCAGTTTCCTGGAGATGGCCAACAATTCGTCCGGCATTCGGGTCAATGATCAAGGCTCCACGCCTGACCAGTTTGCCCGCAGCAAGGAGCGCCTGATATTTCGCGGGGATCATAAATTCATATGTCACAAAAATGACTCCAGACGGATATCACGCAGGGCGTCAAGCCGTGCAAGCTGACGAGATAAAACGGATTTTTCAGGATCATCGATTGCAGTCAACTTTTGCGAAATCCCGGCATTCAGAGCCTGCAGATACTCTGAGCGTTTTTGCCCTGAAACAGAATACGCCGACCACGCCAAGCCTGCCACTCCGGCCGCGATTGTGATTGGTGCAGCCAATACACCAAGCCCGACTGCAGCCAAAGCTGCCGGAGCCACTCTGCTTCCAGCGATTGCTGCGCTTCCTGCAGATCCGCCGCCAACAATGAGCTTGCCAATGTCCCAGAAAGACCACCCAGCGTATTGGCTGACATTTGCGCCTTGACCGGATGGCACGGTGTCTTGGCCTGTGCCTTTGACGGTTGCCATCAGGAACTTTTGGTCGAGTTTGTGGATCTCCTTGAAAATAGAGGCTTCAAGACTTTTCCGTTCGTCCGAGTCTTCCATCAGCAGATGGTGATGGGAAACATTTGCGGTCTCTTGCTTGGCGCGCTCGAACAACGTCTCTTGGAGGCCAAAACATGCTTGCGATGCTGCCAGTCGTTCGGCTTCCCACCAGTCAATAACCTCACTGTATCCGAACAGGCTGTCATTCATGGAAACATTGCTCGCATCGATTTTCCACATCCCGCTCAGAATTAGCTGAGAATACCCTTGCAGAACTTCATAACCCCAACAATACCCTTCCCGCCTTTGCCACACCAGGGGACCAAGATCGGTCCAAGCCACGCTCGACGGCGGGTCAAATCGTCCAGTCAGGCTCGCCACGGCCGCCTTGGCGGAGCGGACCGAAAATTCGACTGTGAAAACGCAGTCTCGGGACTTTTCAACAAACTGCCCAAGAAAAGCAAAATTCTCCGCGCCATGGGGCCGGACATCTGGCCCGTCGCCGGGCCTTCTGGAAGCGAACTTGCTGGTGATCGAGGCCAGGCGAACCTGGGCTTCGTCATCTACGCACCCCCTGTTGCGTTCAGTCGTGTTCGTTAGGCATCAATCTCGCAAAGGCCCTGTTTGCTCTGCCACCTACGAAAGCGTCACGAAGCCAAGGTGCGGCTCCAGCGATCGCTTTCTTCGCCCCGCACCACTCAGATGATGTGGCAAATATGGATGTCAGCTGTGGAGAGGCTATACGGCTGCTCGAGACGGCAGCCGACCGGCAGCTTTGGGCCGAACGCGTCGATCGTCGGCGCGATTGCGATGTCCGGCCTGGATTCATGCAGGTCCGATACGCCTGCTCGACCAAGTTGTGCGTCAATTCGTGCGACACCCTGCGTCCAAAATGGCAATCAGTGCTCGGCCCGATGTCACTGACTGGACCCCGCCATCGGCAGCTAGGGCGGCCGCATGCTGAGTCCTCGGCCCACTTGTCGCATCGCAGATCGCGTCACTTTGATGGAGGCCAGCGTCCTCGGGCGCGCAGCCACTCGCGGTCATCGTCAATATCATGATGGCCAATATCCGCATGGTCCATTCTCCTTCTTGCTTCGGCGGCCTGCCGCAAGTCCTTTATCGCCTGCTTGTCTCGTTCACGCCGTGCAGAGGCACGCCCTATCCCCATCAGGACAACCAAGATCCCTGCGATCATTGCCAAGGTCCCGAGCAGCGCCCGTCCGACCGTGCTCGCGCCAAGCCATCCCGCCAAAATGTTCATCATCAGCGACCTATGTGTTTTCCTGAGCGGGCGTCATCGACACGAGCGTGTTTGATTTCGTTCAACAAATACCAGACCGATAGGCCGATGCCGGCGATGGCAAGGACCGGCCAAAGGGCACCAAACACACCCGTCGCACGGTCGAACAGATCACCTGCCTTTTCCATGGCGGCGATTGCGCCATCTGCGCGTTCGAGGGCGATTGTGCCCCCGCCAAGCAACATGGCCGCGGTGGTTCCGGCCTGCGCGGTATCCGCGTTGCGGATCGTGCTGCTGCCGCGCGCGCGCAAAGTTGCCGCGTCGATGTCGCGCATCACGCGTGGCACCGCGGCCTGCAAAGCATCCCAGGTCTGGCCGCCAACAATGGCATCGCAGGGCAGGTTGTTATCCGCTTGGAACGCCAGCACGGCTTCGCGTGTTCTGGAACCGAACTGGGCGTCGATTGCACCTGCCGGATAGCCCAGCGCAGACAGTTGGTCTTGCAGATCGCGGACCGCGGCACCGTGTTGTCCCATGCGCAGGATCGGCCGGCCCGTTCCAGATGCCGAAACCGCCCTGCGGATCCCCAAGATCCGCGATGCAGGGTAGGGAGCGTCGCTCACACGGTTGCCCTGATTGCCACCGCGCAGGATTACCGCGTCGCCTTCAAACCCAAGAAGGAACGCAACATGGCCTTGCCAACCTTGGGGGCCGCCGCGCCATAAAATCACGACGTCGCCTGGTTTAGCCTCCGCCATGCCGACGGGTACACCCCATTCAAGGTATGACCGGGCATTCAAACGGCCGGTGTTGGGCAAGCCGAGTTCGGCCAAAACGGCTCCGACGAATGCCGCGCACCAAGAAGTTTCATCATCATGGATCTGCGGGTTGTCGGTTTTTCGGAAAAACTCGAGGACTGCAGGGTTTTGGCGCGCGCCTGGCCATTCCTCGATGCCAAGGTAGCGGCCGGCCGCCTCCAGAAGCGCTGGATTGTATTTCATATGGATGTTCCCTTTTCACATGAAAAAGCCGCCACGGGGGCGGCGTCGGATGGGGTGACTTTGGCAGGCTTCAATTGCCGGGGATTTTGCGATCCATCCGCTCCAAGGTGCGGCCGATGCCCACGATCGATTCCTCGATGCGCCCAAGCTGAATTGCCTGGGCCTGCGTGGCAGCGGCTTGATCTTCGACTTTGCGTTCGAGTTTGGCGATCTCCCTCTCGTTCAACTTGCTTTGATCCCGGGTTCTCGACAAAGCCACTTCAAGCCTCCCCCAAAGCCCCGCCAACCCCAGAAGCAGCGGCCATACCGCCTGTATCGTTTCCCAGTCCGGCACCATGAACTGCCCCTTTCTTGTTTACTTTGATGGGTTCCGCCTTGAGAGCGACGGCCGTTACGCCGATCACCACCGCCCCGGTTAGATGGAAAATGGCCGCCATAAATATCCCGAAGTTAAACGCAAACTCATTCGCACAACTCTGCTTAAAGAACTCACCCTCAAGGAACATGCAGGCCCCCTTGCAGAGTTGAACAACGGGACAGGACATACACTCGGCACGGAAGGCAAAATGCGTGGCCGTATTGAGCGCAATCTCGTCAAACTCAGCCACATGGCCAATTTTGTGCATGCCCTTGGCCCCGGTGTTCTGACAGGTCATGACATTGCCCTGAAGATCGACAGCGAGGTGCTCGGGCCGGTCCATGGCGCATTTCTGGCTGAGGGCAGAGATCGGCCGCCGGGTTTTCAGGGAGGTGATAAAGTCACGAAGGCGGGTGTCGAGCCCGAAGCCCTGGGGGTCGGTGACGAGGCTTTCAAACACCACGCGACGCAAAGCATGGAGATCTGCCGCTTCAAACCGCCCTGGCCCCAAAAGGGTTGCGGTATCATAGATATCCACCACGCCTTCAACCGAAAGCGGCACATCTGGCCCCAACCGTTCTTGGAACCATGCCCTGATCGCGCCAAGGTCATAGTTCTGAACGGTCAGAACGGTGTTGATGCCAACGTGACCTTTTCGCTCAGAAAGCAGCGCCTCGATCCAGCGCCGCTGCTCGGGGTTCTCGAGCGGGTCTGGCCCGCGCTGATCTTGGCCGGGCCCATCATGACTGAGACCAATGTCGATGCCATAGCGGTGAATGAGATCGAGCTTCTCACGATCAAGAAGCGAGCCATTGGTGATGATCAGGAACCGTGCCGACGGGAACCGGTCTGCCAGCGCCGGGATCAGGCGCTTCAACTTGGCCCAATAGACAAAGGGCTCGCCTCCCCAAATCTCGATCCGCTCCGGCGCGCCCTGAAGCCAACTGTCAAGGTTTGCCAGAAACTCGTCGACGTCACTGAGCCTGGAGAGCGTCGCATCCCCAATCTGGCTGGCCTGGCTGCAATAGGAACAGCTGTAATTGCAGGACAGGCCCAACTGGATTTTGAGAACCTTTGGGGCGCGGGATTTACCCAAGGGCGCGGCCTTCGAGACGCGGGGAGCATCCTGCCAATCCCGCTCCGTAATGGGGCCAATGTCGATCCCTTCGATCTTTGAGGTATGCGGGTCGTAACGGATCTCGCGACGGCTGCCGTCGCGCGCTTCAAGGGTCAGGATAAATCCCATCAGTCAAACCATTCTTCTTGGAGATGCTCCGGGATCGTGACCCGGAAGTTCATGACGATCTGGATATGTGTGGCCTCGCCCCGATAGGGATGCTGGTTATGCGGGATCCAGGAGGGGAAGATCACCAGAAGCCCCGGTCGGGGGTTCACGCTAAAGGCCGACCGGCTTTCAAATGGAAGCCGCGGCTGATCGGCATAGCGGCTCGGGTCTTCAAGGCAAAAGCGCGGATTGCCTACCGAATTGATTGGCTGACCCGCCCCGCTCCCTGAGAGGAACAAGACCGCCGTCACATCGCCTTCGCGACTGTCGGCATGTGTGTTGATGAAGGCGCGATCCTCAATGAGAAGCGCGCGGTTCTCGCAGTAGGTGGGATCAAGGAAGGCGGCCCCCGGCCCAAGATAATCGCCCACGCAATCGCGCACGGTCGCCAAAAGCCCCGGCGCCTCCGCCATAATACCCCGGACCCGCCGTTCCGCCGCACTCCGCCCCACCTGTGGCGGCCGCCACGCGCGGTCATAAAGCGCCTGAAGCTGCCCGGCGGCCTCGTCTGCCTCAAGCTGGTAAAAGCCAACCCGCGTGGGCCAAAGCTCAGCAATCTGCCGTTGAACCTGCATGCGCGCGCCCTCAGCAATAGCACTGACAGTTGCAGTTCGTGGCAGGCTGATATGTGCGCAGGTAAATATCGTGATACGTCATATCACTTTGGAACTCGAGGCCGATGAAGGTGGTCGAGACGAGGTTCCCACTTCCGCTAACCTTATACTCGGTCGCCGTCTTGGAATATTCGCCAGCCGCCAAGCCGGCCGCCGGCGCCCCAGAGATCCGCGCCCAAGGCACAGAGCCCGTATCATCAATGACGATGGTGGTTCCGACCTTATAGGCCATGGTGCTCTCCTCCGATGTCTAAAGGGGTTTGGGCATTGGGAAGCCGCAAGGTGACCTGCAGCGGCAGGCAAACGCGGCGGTGCCCCTCAAAGGGCGCGGAATCATGGGGGACATGCCCCTCGAAGATGACCATTGTCCCGGTGCGGGGCCGCACATCGAACCAACTGCCGGTGAAGATCGCGGTGTTTCTATTCGGCCAAAGCCGATGGCCACGCCCCCCCGGGTCGTAAAACCGCAAGGCCCCCTCGCGATAGGGCTGCGGCCCGGCGGGGCCGAAGGTGACCTCCGGGTAATAAGTCACCACAAAATCCGCGCGCGGATGGCTATGGGTAAAGATGCCGATTGTCTCCCCACCACTGTCGCCTTGCACGAAGGGTTCGGCGATGGCGTCGATCCTTTCCGGCAGATCCGCGCCATATGCCCGTTGCAGATATTCGGCGAGACCCGTGCGCGCGGCAGAAAGCCAGGCCTCAACGACAGACTCCCCGCGATACTCGGCCAGAAGATTATGCCGGATATGGCCAAAGGGGCTGTCGGCCGTTCCCAGATTGCGCGGATCCGCATCATCGACCACGCGGTGGCCTGCGGCATCCGCAACGGCGATCTCGGCCAAACGCTGGTTAAGATCTGCGCTGAGAAGGCCATGCTTCACCAGCACAAAGCTCGGATAAAGGGCGGTGAACATCAGACCGCCTCTCAGACCACAGCCACATCAACGCGCCCGACGGCGGTGTAATGGTCGGTGTTGATCTTGATGGAGAGAGTATCGCCCGCGCGAAGGCCTAAAGCGCAAGCCCGGATCACGGCCCGCCCTTCGGCATCGGTCACCACGCGGGTCTGCGCAACATAACCGGACAGGGCCTCGAGTTTCAGGTGAGTGCTGTGGGCAAGCGGCGTGCCGTCGGCGTTTTCGGCGAGGTGGAGGGGGATTTCGATCCAAGCTTCGGGGGAGACGGTGAGATCTTCTGGCAACCGCACCGACCAATAGAACCTGAGATAGCCACGCCCATCGCTTGTTGCCTCCTCGGGACCGAGGAGGACAGGATCAGCCGTGCCGCCAAAGCCAAAGACCTGCAAATTGGGCAGGATGATGCGGCAGTCATGGAAACTGCCCGTGGCAATCGGCATCCAGACATAGCACGCAATCTGACTGCCACGCTTGGCCCGGTTGCGCTGACCAAATTCGTTTTTGTCCCAACGCGAGGTGATCAGCCGATTGTCCCAAGTGGCGAGCATCCCCGCCCTATCCACCGGCACCTCAAACCGGCTGAAGTCGACCACCTCATCGGCCCCCTTCAGATCCGCAAGGTCGAAGATCACATGGCTGCAATAGGCCAATAGCGTTCCCGGGGCACTCGGATCTTCAATCGCATGGGCCTCATAGAAGACCTCAGGCGTGCCTGCCCGAGAGGGGCGGTCCAGAAGTGTCGCCGCCAAAGCATCAAGGGCCAAGATGACGGGACGCTCCAGCCGATCGATCGGCTTGAAGGCAACAAGCGTCAGCCGGGTGGCGCTGAGATTGACCCCAATGGTGAGAGGGCTTGCATGCCCCAAGTGATAAAGCCCTGTGTCAGCCGCGCGCATGCGGGCCCTCCTTTAGCTGATTGACCTGGAGGCTCAGGTCCTTGAAGGCCTCGACGAGGAGGCCAATGAGATTGCCATAGGCGAGGCGCAGCACCCCCTCGGTTTCGACCACGGCCTCCGGCGCCACGGCCTGAACTTCCTGGGCGATGAGACCCATTTGCCGCGTCTCGCTGCCTGCCATAGTGAAGGTGACACCGGTGAGGGCTTGGACCTTGGCCAGCGCATCCGCGATGGGCGCGATGTCGGATTTGAGCCGCGCGTCGGACGAGGAGACGAAGTTCGGCGCCGTGACCGTGCCTGTGAATGTCGCCCCGGACAGCAAGGCAAAGGCGCTGGCATGGTTGCCATCAAGAAGATCGGCATCAAGACCTGAGCCCGGCCCATCTTGCGCGGTGATCTTGGCAAAGATCTGCGCGTCCGTCAGCGCAGCCGAGGTGACATCGACAATGCTTTCGACGCCGCTCGCGCTTTTCTTAAGGTAGAGCTTGCCGTCGGTGACATTCACCGCAAGTTCGCCGGCCGCGAGCTGCGCGGTTGTCGGCACCCGGCCGGCGACGGTTGTGCGTTTGACAAGAAGCGTATTGGCCATGGCTCAGAACGTGCCCCCATCAAGGGCAATGCCATCAATCGTGCCCCCGGTGATCGCGACGCTGTTCGCGGCTTGCGTGGCGATCGAGCCAAGCCCGAGATTTGTGCGCGCGGTCGCCTTGTTCGGCAGATCAGCAAGGTTTGAGGCGGCGACAAGCTTGCCTGCCAGTGCATTGGTGACGGTGGTCGCAAAACTCGGGTCATCGCCAAGGGCGGCCGCCAATTCGTTCAGCGTGTCGAGCGCACCCGGGGCCGCATCAATCAGCGCCCCGATGGCCGTAGCCACAAAACCCGTGGTTGCCACTTGCGTGGAGTTGGTGCCCGCAACTGCCGTGGGGGCCGTCGGTGTGCCGGTCAGCGCCGGCGAAGCAAGCGGCGCCTTGGCATCGAGTGCAGCTTGCAGCCCCGTCACATCACTCACGGTATGCGCGTGCACCGAGGGTGGAAAGCTCGTGGGTTTGCCAGTGATCCCCGCCCAAGGTGCTGCATCCGCCACCTCTGCCGCATCGACCTTGCCATCATTGTCGGCATCATAGCTGGATTTGAGCATATCGCCGGGGCCAAAGGCGACGATCGCGGCTTGCACAAAGGCCGTCGTCGCCACTTGGGTCGTGTTCGTGCCTGCGATTGCGGTCGGCGCAGAGGGCGTTCCGGTCATCGCGGGCGAGGCCAGCGGCGCCTTGGCATCAAGCGCTGCCTGCAAGCCATCGACGTTGGCAATCACATGGGCATGGCTGTCGTCGACGACAGCGGCGGTGATCGTCACATTGGCAGAGCCGTCAAAACTGACCGAGCCTGTGAGGTCGCCCGCCAGGGTGATGCTGCGCGCCGTGGCCAGCTTGCTTGCCGAAACCGCCGTGGCCGTTGCGCCAAGCTTTCCATCAAGCGCCGTCTGCAGCCCCGTCACATCGGCGATCGCATGGGTATGGGCAAGTGCAGCTTTGGTGGCGAGTCCCGCATCCATCTGCGATTTGCGCACGAGATCGTTGGCAGCACTCGCGTCCTGCGAAGATTTTGGGACAAGCGTGAAGGTCTTGGCGCCGGCAATGGTCTGCGCACCCGCCAGATCAACCAAGGCCCCCTTGCCGGCTAGCGGAACAATCGAGGTGGCATTGCCGCCGCCATCATCACCCTTGCCGACGTAAAGCGTGTCATCGACTTCATTATGGGCAAGTTCGCCCGACTTGAGGGCGGCCGGCGCCCCGGCCACCCCTGAGACGCGGCGTTTAAGCTGGATCGTATTCGCCATCAGAAAAATCCTCCATTGATCGGCGCGTCGGTGGGCAGGATCGTGACACCGGGCACGCCTTGATCGCCCTTGTCGCCCTGCGGGCCTTGTTTTCCGCCTGGTCCAGGGCTGCCATGGATGCGGACCGTCATCGGCCCGTTCCGCACTCTGGTGATGACCGGATAAGACGCGGTGACCCAAATTCTGATCGGGCCGGTTCGCACCTTGGCCGCGAGCACTGTCGGCATGGATCAAAGCCCTCGTGTGACAGGCTGCTGAACCGGGATTTCGACGATGAACCCAAGATGGCGATCAGGCGCAAGATCTGTGCGAACGACATCGATCACCACACTTCCGACCGAAAGTGCACCCGTGATCTCAGGTCCCAAGACGATCTCAAGTGTTCGGTCATCTTCGCGGACCAGGGTTCCGGTCTCCGTCGAAAGGCTGGCCAACAAACGCTCGGACCCGACGGAGGCGCGGATTTGCGCGACCAGCCGGCAGCCTGTCGGAAACTGTGGGGAGTCCGTTCCAAGCCGCAGCCGGTATTCGTAGCCAATCAATATAATCGGCCCTTCAGAAACCATGGTGGTCATGCCCGTTCCTCTTCAAGCCGGGCGATCCGGGCGCTCAGCTCTTTCACCGCCTCGATCAGAACGCCGGCAATGTTGCCGTAGGCGATCGACAGCATACCGCTGTCATCGGCGCGTACGATTTCAGGCAAAACTTCCAGAACCTCTTGAGCGACAAGGCCAAGTTGTTGATGGCCGTTCATGGTGAAACGGACGCCGCGCAGGGCGCAAACAAGGTCGACGGCACCAGCGATGGTCTCAATGTCCGACTTTAGCCGGCGGTCTGAGCTCGACACGAAGTCGGTCGCAGAAACCAAGCCGGTGAAGGCAGCCCCGCTCAGGTTGGCTTTTGCCGCAAGTGTGCTGTCATAGGCCGCTGCGGATTGCGTCGCCATTGTGCCGAGCCCGAGATTTGCCCTGGCGACGGCATTATTTGCCAGGCCGGACAGGTTACCAGCGCTATCGAGCAAAGCATCCCAGCCGGTATTGTTCACATTTCTGCGGCGCAGTGCCGGCGGCGAAACCGAAGTGTCCATCCACAACATGCCCGCCACCGTTGGGTTTGGCGCGCTGCCTCCAGCATTCATCGATTGCAGGGCGGCAAACACCTCGTTGATCCGCGCACGCACGGCCGCACCGGCGCCATTTGCTATGACAAAATTTGACGTCTGAGCCATCAGGCAACCTCATCGGCATAGATACGAAGCTGGGTGACGATCGGCGTGTAAGAGGCGTCCTTCGTGGTCAGATAGGCCCGTGCCTGAACGCCCCGCGCCTCGATTTCATGTGTGTCCAACCGCCCCCAGGGGCCCCAATTCGGCGCGCCGTTTGGATCGTCATCGGTCTCGCGCATCTCGAACAGCACATCGATTTCTGCACCGACCGAGCCGTCGAAATCCTCCCAGGCGTCGATAAGGGCCGTGCGGGCATCCACGCTGTCATTCAGGGCCAATGCCGCGACGCCAATGTCAGAACGCAGACGCACGCGTTTGACGGCACCAAGATCGAGCCCAGCGCCAAACTCGTAGAGGCCCTGCAAGGCGGTGACTTGTGTCACGCCGGCCCCATTCGTGGCCGTCGGCAGTTGAAGGTTTCCACTGGAAACCACCAAGTTAGTCTTGGTGCCGGGGAAGGTAGAATCCGCCTGCAAAAATCCCAGCAATGAGAAGGCGATGACCTGCGCGCCTTTGGTCGATACGCGGGTTTCTGGCCCAGCGCGGCCCCCACTGTCCTCGGCGCGCAACAAGTAGGTACCAGGTTTCAGCGGAACGACGGCAATCGCCTCGCTGCCGGAAACGCGATCCATCGAATAGCTATCAGCCCAAGTCGCCTCGGCTTCTTTGGAATGGCGGATAACAATGTTGCCGCCCACACGCACATCCGGATCGGCCGCACGGGTCCACTTCAAGATGGCCAGGCCACCCGCCGTTTGCACGGTTACGCCCTGCAATTGCGCCGGTGGGGCGGTCAACCCTACCACCTCCACTGAGGATTGACGCCAAGCAGATGAGACGCCCAGCACCGATACCGCTTTCACCCGGAAATCCCAATTGCCGGGGGCGATGTCGCGGATCTCAAAGGTGGTGCCGTCAGTGCGCCCGTAGTCCTTCCAGGTGGCATCGGTTGCGAGTTTTGCCTCCAACCGATAGTCGGCGATGAAGCCGGAAGGGGCAGCGGCCCAATTCACCCGTGCCAAAACTTTCAGGCCGCCGCCATCGCGGGTCACATAAAGGTCTTCAGTAACTTCAGGTTCGCCAGGTGGTGGAACATCGAAGGCAGACGGCAACATGGTGCGCGGGGCTGCCGCATAGATTTGTTCTTCAGAAGCGGCCCAGTCGTAGATCAGCGGTGAGGTTTCGCGCAGCAACAACTCAGGAAGCAGCAATGCACCATCCCCGGCGGCTGCGATGTCCAAGCTTACCCCATGAACCTCAAACGGCTTTTCGGCAAAACCCCAGCGGTCATATGATAGGGTGATGGTGTCACCAACCGTGGCGCGCCAGGCGGCCAGTTTGCCAGAAAGACGCACCGACATTTGCCGACGCACCCGTTCCAGTTCAATCTTGGCAAGCCTTTGCGCCATGGTCGCAGAAATCGTAAAGGGTAGCGATATGTCGCTCCATTTGCGTTCGCCCCCATCCTCGGCAAGATAGACATCACTGGCGACAGCGGGAAAATCGTCGGGTTGCCAGTCATTGTCCGGGCTGACGAACTGGCCGCGAACGCCGTTGAAATTCGATGACATTGTCACCCGCGTGGCGAGCGTCATGCCGCCCACACGAACATCGTCAGAGGTAAGCGACACGGTGGCCGCGCGCCAAGCCCCGGCATGGATGCGCCAGGTCCCGGCTGAGTAGGCGCAGCGCCCGGCAAAAGCCGATAGCATCCCCTCGATAATGGTCTTGGGGGCCTCCGAGAGCGAGATCACGCCATTGCAGCTATAGCGCGGTTCGGTTCCGCCTGTGCGGAGGTTGACGGTTTCGTCACAAATGTTGGCTGCCTCAACCAGGCTGAGGCTGTCGATCCCATCGATACCGCCGGTGCTGGCACCGACACCCCAAAGCGGGTTTGCCATGAAATCAGCAAGGCAAAGGGCTGCGTTTTCTGAGTAGCCAAAGGTTGCCGTGCGTGGGTCATAGATGTCGTTCTTGCCCTCGATGTCGACGGTGATATTGGGGATACCGCCTGGAAACGCATCCTGGTCGTAGGTCAGCCGTAGCCTAATTGCCGCACATCCGCGTAACCGATGAGCCTCTGTCCATTTATCCGGTAGAGCCGAGCGAAGTCCGGGAAAGGGCGTTTGGCTGGGGCTGCCCAAGGCCTTCTCGATGGTGACCTTTCCTGCCCATCGTCCTTGCGCTACGCCGACCGCATTCACCGCCACCTCGGACTCAAAGTATATAGCCCCGATGGATTTCACCTGATGCGCGGCCAGCACCACGACCAAATCCAGATCTCGGTTATCTGCCCCCGATGAGTGTAAGAATACGATCACGCCGCCTTTGCGCGCCCGGCCATAGACCAGATCGCGGGGCATGACAGGCTCGCGCACCGTGACGTTTCTGGCCTGCATTTGCACTTTCGGCTTCGGCATTAATGCGGAAGCTGCTGCCGAAATCAAAAGCGTTCCGCCAATCCGCAGAAGGGCTGCCCCAATGCCACCCGCTGCCAATGTCGCACCTACCCATCCCGCAACTGCGGTGACGGCTGTGACAATGAACGGCATTTGATTTCAGCTCCGGTTCAAATCGCCCAGGCAAGGCGGCAAGAGGTTAGAGGGGCAGACACAAGACCGATCGGCGCCATGCCAACAGCGTGCGCGCCACCGCAGATGCCAAACCCCAGCCCCGTATTGGTAAGAACAATGTCCCCGCGCTTTGCGCGCAGGACGTTTTCAAGGGGGACACCAAGCAGGGCGTGGCCCATGCTTTCCAGCGAGGACCACCCCAGTTTGCGCATGATCCGTGTGCCACCCAGCGCCGTCGTATACCGACCCCGCCAGAGCGCAGCGATGTCCTCACCCGCGGTCAAAAGTGTGCGGGTTTCAAACGCAAAGGTTGGGCAATCGCGCTGTCCCCATGCGAACGCAGAATGTCGCGCGCCCTCAAGCGCCTCCGCGAGGAGACGTTCCCATCCTTCAATTCTTGACATCTTAGCCGCGGCCCCACGGAATTTCGCGATCCTGGATCGCGGTGACATATTCAAAAGCAAGATCACCTGGATAAAGCACCTGCTGACTTTCATGCGTGTAGCGCCAGGTGCGCGGTACGGTCAGATCGATCAGGCGGCTTTCATAACTGATGGTGATGGTGCAGGTGTCGGCATCCTCGGTGATTTCCGGCACATCAAGGCGACCAGAAAACGCCTGCACCGGATCTGCGATGAGGGCGCCCGCCTCTGACATGAGCCCGATCCAAATCCGCCCCGGCATGCCCTGGCGCGCCTCATCGATGGCGACTTGCACCAGATCAAGCGGCACACCAGAGAGTGAAAGTGTTGTGCCGCCGGCCACGACCTCGCGGGTTTCGTCAATTGCGCCCATGCCGAGAAGGGCGCCGGCACCCGCCCAAATTCGCTCATTCCAAACCAAATCGCCCAGACCTGACCAGATACGCACCATGCCGGTGGCAAATTGCCCCTCGAACAAGATGACGGGCTGCAAGTTCTGCTCGGCCAGGGCATTTGCGAAAGCGGTGGAAAAGTCTCGCATCAGAGGGCCTCGCGGGCAGAAATCGTGAAGCGGTGCAGATCGGCGCCGCTAATCACCGTCGGCACCGGCGCGGTGAGGCGCAAGAGGGCCGCGGGGCGATCCAACCCAATCAGCGTTCCGATTTGAACGGCACTCCGCAAGGCCGGAACAAATCGCAGGACGGCTTCGCTGCCGACCGGTGTGACGTCCTCGGTGATTTGGTAGAGCCGGGTGTTTGCATCGTTGCCCAGTTGAAAGAACTCGCCCGCGCGCAGTCCGAGATCCCACCCGGCGGTGGCCAGGCTGTTGCCCAATATGCTGGCTTGGGTAACATAGGGATTGCCAACGCTAGGCGGGATCTCGATCGAAGGGTCGCGAAACAAAAAACGACCGCGCGCGCCGCCGAGTGCGGCAAAGAATGCCGAGAGCTTGCGGGCATTGGCCCCTTGGGTGACGGCCATTTCAAACTGAAACTCCCACCACTCGGCCCCCCAATACTGGACTTGCTGGGTTCCGGTAAACGGAGATGTCGAAACGGCGGTCGAGGTCATCAAACGACGTTCAACAGAACGTACCAGATTGACCGGGAGTTCAGCGATCATAGGGCATGACCTCGGCGCCGCCCATCTGCGACGGCCTGTTTTGCAATGCGCTCGATTTGTGGGATGGCGGCGCGCAACTTTGCATCAATTTGCTCCGCCACGCCCATCTGCGCGCCCCGCGCATCGATCGCAATGCTTACGCCGGGCGCCCCCTTGGTGTCATCCCCCTGTGCCACGTGGCGGCGCGAAAGCACCCGCTCGCCCCGTTGCAAGATGGCGGGCACCTCATCAGGTTTCAGTCCGGCCCAACCGCCGGCATGCATGCGCGGCGCATCTGCAAAGGCCAAAGTTGGGACTGCGCGACTGGGCCCGCCCGCCCCGACAAGACCGCCTGCGTGCAAAATACTGGCCGTGCTGCCTGGGGCGGGTCCCATAAACAGCGACAATGCGTTCGCAATCGGCCCGAGAACGGCGCGCTTGAACGATAGCACCGCAAGATCGGCCAACATCGACGAGACCAGCGACTTAAAGTCAAACTTGCCGGTGGTTACGAACTGCCGAAAGGCGCTTTCGGCCGAATTGAAGGCGTCGACCAAGGTGCTGCCCAAACCCTTGCCCCAGTTCATCGCCTCCTTGCTGTAATCTGCCAATGTCTGTGCAACGGCCGCCCAACCGGCTTTGGCCTCATCAGCGGCAGCTTTGGTCTTTGCACCTGCGCCCTTGGCCGCGGCTCCTGCCGTATTAAGGCCATTCGCCAAATTGGCTGCCGCATCGCTGGCATCGGCAAGCGCTTCTTCACCGGTCGCGCCTGCCCCCGTTATTGCGGCCTTCAGCGCTTCCCAGGCTGTCATTGGGCGCGATGCCGCATCTGATAACATTCCCGCAGCTTCACCATATGCGCCGGATCGGGATCGCGCCTCCGCGGCCATGCCCCCAAAAAGGTTTGGGGGCTCGATGTAGGTTTTCCCCAAGGCGTCGTTAAAGGCTTTTCCCGCGGCTGCGCCAGCCTCTGCTGCAGCGCCTTGGAATGGATTGTCGATCCCGCCGAGATTCACCCCCTGCAAAGACCCAATACTGATCCCGCCTTCCCCGGTTGCCCATTCTGGAAGGAGGGCAAGCGCAGCGTTAAGGCCCTCGATGAAGATGTTGATCCGGGAAACAACGGCGTTCAGCATCGACTCTACGCCATCAATCAAGCCGTTTGCCGCTTGATATGCAAAGTCGCCGATGGCTTGTGGCAGGGCCCCCCAGATGGCCTTCACCGCATCAAATGCTCCTTGGAAGATACCAACCGCGCTATTTCCCCAGTTGACCACCGCAACCGTGGCGCCTTGCAATCCCTCATAAATGACGGCTTGTGCTGTGGCCCATCCCGCCTCAATCCGCGACCAGGCGGCGGAAGCCGCCAATGAAATGCGGTTCCAGGCCTCACCAGCCGCATCTTTCAAAAGGGCGAAGGCGGCACCAAAACCACCAGCGCCCTCGACCAGTTTTGAGAATTGGTATGCCAGCTCGCCTGCGCCAACGATCAAGGCGCCGATCCCCGTGCGGATCAACGCCGCCCGCAGGAGGACCAAGGCCGTGGCCAGGCCTTGCACTGAAAGTGCCGCTGCAGCCAATCCCACCACCCAGCGTCCAGCCATGAACGCGGCAAATGTGCCGGCATAAATGGCAAGCCGCTCCATGTTGCCGAGTAGCAGGGATAAGGCACGATTGATAACGCCTCCGGCGGAGGCGGCCGCCACGAAAGCATTTGCCAGCGCTTCAATCGAAGGCGCTAGGGCCGCGGCAATCTGGTTGCGCATACCCTCAAACACTTGCTCGACACCAACCAATGCCACCTGTGTTCGCCGCATCGCTGCGATGGCTTTCTGGTCCAAAACCGCCCCCAGCCCTGTCGCGCGGTCACCAAGCGCCTGCATCGCAACCCCATTGTTGCGCAACAATGGCAGCAAAAGCGTGGCATCAGAGGCCATCGCCTCCATGTAAAACGTCATATCCTGCTGACTGGCGCCTGCTTTTTCCAAGGAACTGACGTAGAGCTGCAGCGCCTCGGGGCCGGAAAGCTGTGCGAACTGAGCGGCGGTGACCCCCACGCGGGGGGCAATGTTTTCAAAGAAGTCCTTCATTGGGCCGCCGCCGGTCTGGATGAAATCACCAACCCGATCGTTCACGTCCTTCAGGATATCGGCCAGCTTTTCTTGCTCGATCCCAACGGTTTTTGCCCCTGCCGCCCAGCGCTGCAGGGCCTGCGGCGTCGCGTTTGAGACCTGGGCAAGATAAGTGATTTCATTGGCCGACCGAACGGTTGCCGCGGTAATCGCAGCCCCCGCGGCAACCATTGTCGAAGCGATTGCCCCCGCGGCAATTCCAGCCTTTCGTGCAAAGCCTGACAGCCTGGCATTGGCAAGTTCCACCTCGCGCGAAAGTCGCCCCAAGCCGCGGTTTCCTGCCTCCCCGATACCCTCAAGCTCCGCCTTGACTTGTTTTCCCCCAACGGCCGCGAGCCGTACAAAAACACGCTTAGTCGTCATACTGCCCTCCAATCCGATCGTTGATTTTCCTGACCATGATGGCCTCGATTTCTGGCAAAAGCTCTGCAGCAACCAGGGCATCGATCCCCAATGCAACTGCCATCGTTATTGCCGCGCCCATGTCCCAGCCGATGATGGCTTTGCCCGAGACCCTCATCTGCCCGCCCAAGCGGCCGACCAGATCCCAGATCTGCACACCTTCATAGCTGGCAGGCCAATGGATCCGGGATGGACATTCTGGGCAGCGACCAATGCAGGCGGCGCAATAGGTATCGCCCCCGCTGAAATGCCATTCGGCGAGGGCGGTCAGGCGTTTTTTTCCTGTTCCAAAACCAGCGCCTTCGCGACGTAAGCCGTCTGGAAGGCTTCAAAGATGGGCCAGATATCGAGGAGCGCATGTACCCCGTCTGGGCTCACCTCAATGGGCGTACCATCCGCGTCCCCGACACCTTCCCAAGCAAGGATGGCGCGGCAGCCCAGTGCTTTGGCAAAGATGAGCGCGCGATCCTCATCCGGCATGTCGCTGGCCAGTGCCACCACCTCAGGGTCATTGCGTGTGGCGACCATAAGGGCGGTTGTCAGTGGACGCAGGTGAAGCCGCACGCCAGGCGCTACATCGATCCAGCGCGCGGTTTGGGCGAGGTCAAGCTTCAGCATGATCAATACCCCGCCACATCATTGATCAACTCGACCGTGCACATCCGGCCAAGCGTTGCGTCCTTGGCTGCTTGCCAATCAAAAGTTGCCTGCACGCCCTGGGGCCCCGCGATTTCAATACGTGGGCGCGGCAGATAAACCGAATGCGCCGTGATCGTGAGGCTTTGCCCCGAAGCAAGAGCATAGGAAAACTCCAAGGCGCAGGCCGCCCCGTTGATCGCTTGGCTCATCAGCGTGGTGTCGGCAAAGCGCACCTCGATATTGCCGGTCAATGCCGCCATGCCGGGATCAACGCCGTCGATCTTGCCATCACTACGGATCGTTTCCACCCGGTCCAGCGTGTTTGAATAAGTGATCTGGCTTGAGACGATGTTTGCGAGCGCGGCGCCATCGCGCTTGATTGCGCCGTTGAAATGGCCAAAGCGCAGCAAATCCATGACGCTTGGCGTGCCAGCGGCCGTAACGCTGGCGGGCGTTTCACCTTGGGCGATCATGCTGATCGTCGCTGTCAGCAAGCCAGAGCGCTGCATGCTGAAGGAAAACTTATCGACGACGCAGCCCGTATACATCGCAAAGCGTGGCAATTCCGGCATGCCGACCTCGACGGCAAGGCTGGGCAAGGTCCACCCTCCCGATCGGAACTCATGGGTGTAGGGGCCGCTGCCGCTTGAAATCGGTTCGCCAAATGCGCCCTTGAGCCAATAGCCAAACGCCTGGGCATCAATCGGAACCACAACATCGCCGTCTGCCGTCAGTGCGTCTTTGATCGGGGCCAGCGGATCGCGGCCATAGCCCAGCAATTCAGAGTTCAAAAGTGGCTGTTCAGCCCCAAGCGAAGAGGTGGCAAAGGGCATCTTATGATAGCCCGTCGCCGGGGCCATGCCGTATGTGGTCTCAAAGGCGAGCGCCAGTTGCGCCCGCGCGCCTTGTGCGCGTGCCATGTTCGTCGATCCTTTCCATCAAAGCAGCGGGTCGGAGGACCCGTAGATCAGCACCACCGGCAAGGTGGCGGCTTTCAAACTGTCGGCGCCATCAATGGGCACCAAGAGCGGGGCAGGCGCTTCACCCAAAACGTAATCGCAAAGCCCGCCCAGTGTTCTGTCTGCCGCAATTGCAGCCCCCACAGCCGTCTTCAACACGTCGAAGGCTGCATCGCGTGACACCGGAGGGCGATCAACAACAATGTCGATCTCGGCCCGATGCTCAAAATGGTAGCTCGGCGGCGAGAGCAGCACCTCAGGTTCGCCAGGGGTGCCATCGCGCAAAATGATCAGGCCTCCTTGCGGAATACGCTCGGGCAACGTCTCGTTGCGCAGCACGCGGGCGTTTTCTGGCCGAGCGGCTTCGAGGGCCGCAAAGAGTGCCAGCAGCACGGTTTCGCTCTTGCTTGTCATGATCCCCTCAGCGCCAGTTTGACACAATCAGGCCTTGTACCCGACCAGCCCAGACCTCGGCGTCGCGCGCCAGTTCAAGACGTTTTTTCAGCGACACCTGTGCCACCAGCAGGAAAATGGGCACCGTCGCGACCCCACGACCAGTTTTTGATCTGGAGGCTACGGCGCGCCCCTTGGTATTCAGCCGCGCCTCGGCCACCAGGAAACTTGGGCCGCGCCGACGGTAGATGAACTGCAGACGCAGGCCGGTGCGTTGCTCCCAGCCGCGTGGGGTGATGCGCTTGCGCCCTATGCCCTGACTTCCGGCAGCCTCTGTCGGGATTGCCAAGTAAAAGCCGTTTTGCGATTTGATCAGCACCCCGCTGTCGAAAGCGCTGATCGGCTCGGGAGCATTGGCCCAGACCAGTGCTGCGGCATTTAAGGAATCTTGCGCAATCGGGTATTTGCGTGATTGGATTGTGCGCGCCATCTTTGGCCCAAGCCCCGCGCCGAGGATTTGCAGCCGCCAGTCGGTCTTGAGGCCCGTCGCCGCCGACGCCATCGACTGCGACACAGCCTTTTCCCCGGCAAGTACCTCTTCATGCATCTGGGCAAGCACATCGCCTGCCACCGCCACATCGATCCTCATCGCAACCGCGCCTCGCAGCGCAAAATCATACGCTGGGCGTCGCGCCGCGGCTCAGAGCGAATTTCATAGATGTCACCATCGATGTGAACGGTATCACCAGGGGCCAGGTTTTGGATTTCAGAAAGCCGCACCTCAATGATGGTCGTATCCGTGACAAAACGGCCATCATTGAAGATGCCGACCTCGTCGGGGTTTCTCAGGATGACCCGAACACGGGTAAAGTTGCCGTCACCGTCGCGATGCCAGCCGTCCAAGGCCATATTGGGGTCGTCGAAAATCGCATCAAGCGCCGCGGCAAAGACGCTCATTGTTAGGGTGCCGCGTTGATGACAGGTACGCCAAAACAGTCATTCAGGCGCACGCGGCCCGTGGTTTCGCCGGCGCCGCTGCCAACCGCCTGAACTGCAATGCCAAGAAGTGCATTATCCTCGGCCTGGGTTGTTGCTCGCGCCTGGGGGCCATCCCAGTAAACGGCAGCCCCAACCGTCCAAGCCTGGCTGGGCGCCTTTGGAATGTCAAAAACCCCCTCCAAGAGGAGGGTTCCCTCTGCGCCGCTTGCGATATCCGCGGTAGCGATGCCAATGGCTGCGCCTACGACGACGACTGATCCAGAGGGGAAGTCCGCACCGGCAGTGATGGTCAGCGTGTTGCCGGCCGAGATGAAGTTTTTCATGGGGTCTCTCCCGCTAAAGGTGAAGCAAGGCCGGGCTTATTCCTGAGCCCGGTGTTAGGTCAGGATCAGGCCGCGGCGGCGCCGGCATTTTTGTACATGCCGCGCCAGTCGATCGCCTTGGCGGCAAAGTCGTGCCGCGCCTTGATTTCCATACCGTCGACTTCGAAACCCATGCGCGTTTCGGTGAAAACGCCTTCCTGCCCGTCAAGATAGGCGTATTCCAGCGTGTCGATCCGTGCAGGGTCGGCGGCAAGAAACCACGGATCTTGCCCCGAGGCGGGGATAAGGCGGGGCTCTTCAATAACCTGCATGCGGCCTGCGTAGGGGTTCACATCTGCGGTGCTGACCGGCGTGGTGGCGGTGATTTGTTTGCGGGCTTCAACGGAGCGCTGACCCGGTGGAACAATGATGTATTGCGGCAAGATGCTGATCTTGCGTCCCTCGATGCCGGTTTGCAGGGCAAACTTGCGATAGGCCTCTGACAGCGACGCTTCCCCGATCACCGCCGCGGTGCCAAGGTTGCCATGATCGGCGTGAAACAGCGCTTTTCCGTCCGCCATCACCGGATTTTGCATCAAAATCGCATAGCAGATATCGCTCTCCAGATCGGCTGCCGATGCGCCGAAGGCGGCCGGGATGCGCGTGAACGCATCAAGATCGTCATTGATCAGGGTCTGCCGGGTGATGCCGATGATGCGGCCATAGGTGGCCAGCGCATAGACCTCCTTGGCCTCGCCGATCGTGCCATATTGGAACTCACCCGACTCAAGCACTTTTTCAAGGTCAGGTGCGCCCCCAAGCTGAGTGCGCTGCACCGGCTTGAAATCCGTGATCGTCGCGCGCCGCGCCCAGGCCCCAAAGGTCCGCGGGGTGCTGTCGTAGCTCGCGCGTAGGGTTTTGCCCGCAACATTTGCCAGAATGGCCGGAAAGTCAGAGGTCGAATGATAGCCCGCGCGCACCTGAAACGCGGCACCTGCCAGCTCCATCTTCGACATGCCCCGGGTCGAGACCCCGCTGCGCTCCAGGGCTTGCCGCGCCATTTCCAGCAGGCTCAACCCACGGAAGTCGCGCGCATCGGCACTCAACGGATGTGCCGCGGGATTATGACGGTGCATCAGCGCCGTCGTCATGGCATCGCGGTATTGGTCGTCGCGCCCGTCACCGCTGCGGGCCTGGGCAGGTGCAGGTTCCGCGGTGCGTCCAGCCGGATCGGTGGCTACCAACTTATCAAGGATCTGCGCGCGCGCTTCGTCAAGCGAAACGCCGTCCCGGATCAACTGATCGCGAAACCCCGCCTCAAGCCCATGCCGCGCGCAAAGTGCGCCAATTTCTGCGGCGCGCGCGCGTTCATCGGCGCGAATAGCCTCCGCGTCGACGCTTGGCGCTTGCGTGGGGGAAGGCGCCTGGGTGGGGTTGGATGCGCGGGCTTGCGGGGGCGCATCGTGGCGCGCAGCCGTTTTGTCACCACCGGCCGCATTTTGGTCTTTATCAGGCATGTTTGCCTCCTCATCAGAAGCCGCCACCGCGGCAGGGGTGTCGCGCCTTACAAGGACGCAAGGGGTGCGCTGCACTGGATCAGAGTTCTCTGACCGGATGCTGGCACCGGGATCAGCGGGCATTGCGACCGCGGAAATCTCAAACGGTTCCCAATCGACGGCACGCCATTGTTCACGCTGGCCGATTTTCTCAGGCTTGGTGATCTCGTAGCGATGAACCTTGTAGCCGACTGAGACCTTGTTGATTGTGCGCTCAAGAATGCGGTGAATGGCCGGGGCCGCATCTGGCGCACTCGTGAGCCTGATTTTGGCGGTGCCTTGGCCGTTTTCGACGCGCACCGAACCGGGCACGACCGATCCCAATACGGTGCGCACGCCGCCCCAAGTGGCATGGCTGTCCAAAAACGGCGCGCCATCGTTCAAACGACCCAGCCGGATTGCCTGCGCATTCACCGCGAGCTCTTCGTCATATTCGATCCGGGTGTCCCATCCTTCCCAGCGCGCGCGTTGAACCGTCGCGCCTGTGGTCCAGATGATGTCGACCGTGCGCGCGGCCTCGTCGATGGTGTCGGCGCGCACGACCGCATCCCGCCCGATGAGGGGCAGGTTTAATATATTCTGTGGCATGATCGTCTCCTCAGCCTTGCTCGGAGGGCTGCGTGCTGTTTGGGTCAGAAGATTGCGCAAGGCCTGCCTTGGTCACTTTGCGCGGGTCGGCATCAAAGACGAGCCCGAGCGCATCGAGTTTTTCGTTGAACGCGGCCGCCTCTTGCAGCACCTCGTCCGGGTCATAACCGCGGCGCGCGATCTGCTGCGCCAAGGTGCTAAAACCAGAGCGCACTTCCAACAGATCAGCCTGAACATCTTGCAGCGGATTGACGCTTTCAAACTTGGGTGGGGCCCATTCGGCCGCAATTGTCTCTCCGCGTGGCAAAAGTCCGGCGTCTTGGGCATAGGCGATAAACCAGCCCCAAATCGGCTCGCAAAGCATCGGGATGACCGTCTGCCATTGGAGCTGTTCGACCATGCGGCGAAACTCATTCAGTCCAACCCGCGAGGATGAGAAATTGGCCTGGCTGAGATCGCCGGTCATCAACGCGTAAGGCACCCGGAACCCCGCGGCGATCATATGTTGCTGCGCGCGCAACCACTCGCTGATGCCGCCGGCATGCGAGGGATTGTTGAATTCAATGGTTTTGCCATTGCGGGCATAAGCGATCAGGCCCGGCTCAAACTGCTCAATGCGATTGCCATCCGCATCCTCGACCGCAGGGGCGATGCCTTGGTCGACTTCCTCGGCCCCAAAGACAATGCCGACCAGACAAGCTTCGGTTTTCTTGCGCACCAATTCGGCGTGCTGCCAATCATCGAGGTCGCGGATGTGGCGCATGGCAGGCGCTCCCCAAGGCACACCGCGCGATTGCAAACGCTGACGCTCGAAGAGATGCGCCACCCGCTCTGCCGGCAGTCGGCTCGACACAAACCTGCGGCCGAAAACTGAACTCGTACCGCCAGGATGATCGTCAAACATCCAATAGGCCAGCCTGCGACCGTTGCGGTCATATTCGATCCCTTGGTCAATTCGCACGCCGTTCTCGCGATGATCCATCCGACTGGCATCGAGATGATCGGCCTCTCGCAACTCGATCTGCAGCGGCACGGCACTTGCTTGGCGCATCGACGTCGGGCGTGCCACGGCGAAAACCTCGCCACCCTCGATCATTTCGCGCACCGCCAGCGCCAATAGTCCGTGAAAATCCGTATGCCCGTGCCGATCGCAAACCCGCGACCAGGTGTTCCAAAGCGCGTCAATGCGGGCGTTGAGCCCGTCATCCGGCGTTGCCGCGCGCGGGCGAATGCCGGGGCCCACGATATTGTTGACCAAGACCTGCACCGATTGGCCTGCCATCGGATTGTTGCGCACCAAATCACGCATCCGGTCGCGCAATATGGGCCCCGCGGCAGCGATTTCTTTGTCCGCAGAATTGCCAGAGCTGCGCCAGCCTTCGGTTCCGCGCCCCTTCGTGGCAGCGCTATAGCCCCGCTTGCGTAAAATAGCCTCCTTTGCATTCAGCCGTCGCAGCGCGGCCTCAGGCGAGAGCGCTGCGACGGCCCGGTCGATGAGGCCAAAACGGATGGGAGAAGGGATCCGATTTGACATTACGACCTCCGAAAACCGGCATAGCCGGCGATGGGACGTTTGCGCCCCGTCTGGACCGCGAGATCCGCCTCGATCGTGGCGATGATCTGGCGCATTTCTGCAAGGGAGCGGTATTCGGTATTGGCACCATTATAGCTGACCCGGGTCACGCCCGAGGCATAGGCCCGCTTGATTGCGTCGAGCTGCCCTTGGGTAAATCCAGCCATCAGAACCAATTTCCTCTCTTTTCACCGCCGCTTATCCAATCTGAACTGCGCTTGCGGCCTTGTGGCTTTGCACGCCGGCTGGGATCCCCCGCCGGGGCCGGTGCTTCCAGCGTCGGGCTGACCTGCGCCTCCAATTCATCCCAGCGCGTGTCGTCCCAGCGATCCACGCCCATCAGCCACGCCACCGCGCGGGCATAGACGCGACAATCCAGCGCCTCGTTGCGATCGCGAGATTTCACCCATTCAGCCTTCGAAAAGCCGGTGCGCTTGTTTTTGCGGGTCACCAACTGTTCGGAGGTGAACTGCTTGAACCACTCGGCCGTGGCGCCTTGGCCGATATGAATGAAGCCCGTGGGCCAGCCGCGCCCGATGGCACGGTCCTCGTCGGTGGGCACAGGCAGGCGCAAAAAACGATAGGTTTCCAGCTTGAAGACCGACACCGAGACATTCCACAGCGCCACGCCGCGCCGGATTTTCTGCCCCCCTTCGGAGACATCGACAAAACTCGGCCCATCCACCGGTGAAACCGTCGACAATCCGCCCCGGCCCTTGAGCGCCACAACCTGACCGCGCCCCATCCGGCGGCACCAGGCGTAGACAGAATCCGTGGTCATTCCGTCACCGGTATCAATGCCAACCCGCGCCAGCGTCATGGCAATGCCGTCGGCCGTCGACCAAGTTGCGCCACAAAGCTTGGTCAATTGGTCCCAGATTCCAGGCTGGGCGACATCGCCAGGGATGTGCTGGTGATCCACCAACCAGCTCTCGCCGTTTCTGCCCCAAGCCCAGACATGGCAGTCGAGCCAGCCATTGCCGGCCGGCCCGCGTTGCACATCGACACCCATGGTTAAAATCAGTCCACCGCGGGGCACCCGGCCAAGCGGCCATTGTTCGCGCCGCTCATAGAGTTTTTCCCAGTCCGGGGCCTCCCCCTTTTCCTCCCAGCTTTCGCCAAGCGTGGTGTTCTTAAAGGCTTTCAGCAGTGCTTCTTTGCCCTGCGCATCCTCCCAGTCGCGTGCGATCTGCTCCCAGGAGAGCCAGCCGATAGGGGAATAAAGCCCCGAAATATGGAACCCGATTACATGCGCCTCATGGGCGCGTGCGATGACATCGGGCTCTGCCGTTGGCCGCCACTCCGCGCCGTTTTCGGGATCAAGCATCCAGGTTTTGTGGCGTTCTTCTATCGGCGTATCGCAGGCCTCGCAGAGATATCGCACACTGCGCGGCTTGCCCCAGTCCCATTTTAACCGTTCGAACTTCAACCACTGTGGCTCAAGGCAATGCGGGCAGGGGACAAAGTAGCGGTTTTGATCCGTCAACTCGAACTCTGCCTCTACGCGGGACGCGCCCTTGATCGTGGGCGTCGACGAGATGAAGATCTTCTTCCGGCGCCCAAATGTGTTTGTACGCACCTCTGCCAGCGTGACTGGATCGCCTTCCTCGTCCAGATCGTCCTTGTAAGCGTCCACCTCATCGAGGTGGACATAGCGGATCGGCATCGACCGCAACCCCGCCGCGCTATTGCCGCCAGCGATAATCAAATGCCCGCCCTTGAAACTCTTCTCGAGCATGGTGTTGCCACTGTCGCGCGATTTTGCCGGCGAGATGATCTCTTGCAGCGTGGGGGTCACCTCGACCATCGGGTCAATGCGCTGCTTGGAAAACCGCTTGGCGGTGGTTTCGTTGGCCTGCACCGCCAGAAACGGCCCTGGTGCGACGTCCATCACATAGCCGATCCAGTTGATCCCCGCCTCAGTCGCACCGACCTGTGCGGACTTCGGAAAGACAATCTTCTGGGCCGGATGGCTGGGTGAAAGCGCGTCCATGATGGCACGCAAGAACGGCGTGCGATCCGAGCGGTATTTTCCAGGCTCCGCGGCCCCCTTGGATGACAGGTACCGATGCTTGTCGGCCCATTCCGTCACTGTCATGGCAGGGTCGGGCGCCATCCCAGAACGCCAGGCTTGCACAATTTCAGCCGCGCCGTCGTAGTCAGGAAGCATTGAGGTCAATCTTGATCTCGGCCAATTCCGCCAGATGATCGCGCAGATAGCGATCCAGCGTTTGCTCCATCACATGCGCATCAATCCCAAGTTCGGCTGCCATATTTGCGGCCTTTCGCGCCGGAAGTTGCAGCCAGGAATCGCGCTCTTTGCGCGCCAGATCGAAGACATGCGCCACGACCTGCTTGCGATTGACCAACTCGCCTTTCAACTGCAGGAGCCGCAGGCGCTTAATCTGGGCCGAATAGGCCTTATCGGCAGCGGCCGCCTTTGCCATTGTCATGCCGCCGGCCTCGGATGGCTCCATCCGTTCTGCCGCCGCCACGCCCTCGTTCACCGCCTGGACATGGGCCTGTGTGACAGGCTTGCGCTCATCCGCGGCCACCGTGTCGCGGGTCTTGGCAACGCCTTGCGCGACAGCTTCCTCGGCACGCACCTTGTTTTTATCGGTCGATACGGCCCATTGCGCATCGGCGCGAGTTGGATCGATTGTGCCATCGCTCAGCACATCGATGCGGCCCGCGGCAATCGCCTTTCGAACGGCAGCTTCCGTGCCGCCGCTCAGCCCGCGATCCTTGCGGTGGGTCGCATATGCCCGGCGCGACAGACCCATTTAGAGCCGTGCCCGGCGCACGCTCCACCGTTGGGACAGGTGCCGCGATTGCCTTAAAGCCCCCAATTCTCAATCTCCGACAGGTCGAAGGTTTCGTCTTCGACCAAGCGACCGACCGGCGCGCGCTTGGCGTTTTCTTCGTCTGGGTTTTCCAGATAGCGGTCAAAAACCGCTTTGATGATTGCACGATTGTCCTGGCTGCGCCCTGATTGATCCCAAAGCGCGTCAAACCAACCGCGATAGAAGGCGGCCATCTCATCGCAGACATCGAGATCAAACTGCTCGGTGCGCAGGTTCTTGTTCAGGTTCATCGAGGATCGCCAAACCGCCGCGCCGTGCTCGCCGATCACGATCGTGACCTTCGCGTGAACCGACAGGCAGCGAAAGGCATCCACGCCCAGCTTTTCGATCAGGGGACCTGCATATTTTGGCGATTTTTCAAAGGTGCCGCGATCCAAGAGAAACCGTATTTCCTTTATCCGCCCTTCAACCTGGATTTGGCGCGTACGTTCGACATCGTAAATGCCCGTGGTCCAGGTTGAGACGAATACATCGGCAGGTCCCAACTCTGCCACCATATGCTCAAGCGCATCGATTGCCGAAAATTGCCCCGCTGTGAGGCCGGTCACGCGGACACCTGGCGAAAGGGCGCCGATCACGGCGGCCGCGGTGCCGGTGCGATGCGCCACAAAGCGTGTGCGCTGTGACGAATAGCGCAGTGCGCGGGGGCGGCCGCCCTTGCTCATCACACAGCCCGTCCTTTGGCGCCAACCGCTTCAAAGCCGCGCCCGTCGCCTTCAAGGATCGCCTGACGCCCCGTGAACTCCTGCCAACGGCGGATGATCACATCACAGAACTTCTCATCAAGCTCCATCAGGCGCGCGCGGCGTCCCATCTTTTCGCAGGCAATCAGCGTCGAGCCCGAGCCGCCGAAGAGATCAAGCACCACCGATCCGGTCTGGGTGCTGTTTTCCAGCATGCCGCAGATCAAATCGACCGGCTTCATGGTGGGGTGATCGCCGTTTTTTGCCGGTTTACTGTGCCGGATGATGCTGGAATCGACCGAACGCATCGACATTTTCTCGCCTTCGATGATCACCACCTGACCCGCCACATCAATCTGAATACTGCCGTCAGGCATGATGCGCAGGCTTTCGCCCTTGTGCTCGATCACCGTGGTATTGGCGCGCCCGCCAAACCAGGCGTGCGGTGCGCCTGGTTTCCAGCCGTAGAGGATGGGCTCATGCCGCCATTGGTAATCAGACCGCCCGAGCACCAGGGAAGGCTTCACCCAAACCAGGCAGCCCGAGAGTTTGAACCCCGCATCTGCAAAGGCGCGCCGGAAATTCAGCCCTTCGGTGTCGGCATGCGCGACATAGATCGGCGCCCCTGCGCGCATATTGCTGGCCGCGGCCGAGAAGGCGTCGATCAAGAACCGGCGAAACGCACCGGCGTCCATGTTGTCGTTTTGGATTTTGCCTGCCGAGCCTTCATAGTTCACGTTGTAGGGCGGGTCGGTCCAGCAGGCATCGACCAGGTCTCCTTTGCAGAGCAGAGAAACCACACCCATGTCTGTGCTGTCGCCGCACATCAGCCGATGATCGCCGAGGATCCAGATGTCCCCCGCCTGGCTTACATAACGTGCCTCGATGTCCGGGAGGTGATCGGGATCGCCCGGCGCTGGTGGCGCAACATCCTCATCGGGCGCAAAGTCCATCAGATCGCCCAGTTCTTCGTCGGAAAAGCCCAGAAGATCGAGGTCAAAATGCTCTGCATGCAGTTCGCCGACCAACTCGCGCAGCAGGTCCATATCCCACTGTGCGTTCTCGGCGATCTTGTTGTCGGCAATCACCAGGGCGCGGCGCTGTTCGGAATTCAGATGACCAAGCCGGATTACCGGCACGACCTCAAGTCCGATCAGCCGCGCAGCCTCAAAGCGGCCGTGGCCGGCGATGATGATCCCATCTGCGCCAAGCAAGATGGGGTTCACAAAGCCAAACTCTTCGATGGAGGCGGCAATCTGCGTGATCTGCCAGGCCGGGTGCGTGCGTGGATTGCGATCGAAGGGCACGATCTGATCCAGGGGCAGTAACTCGATCTGCAAGCGTGACTCCAAGCGATGGCCAAAGAAAAAGGCCGGGAATTCCCGGCCTTCAGCGTAGAGGGGTGCGCACCTGCGAACCCTAAGTGCGAACCCAAAAAAATCGTTTCAAACTGGCGATCTAATGCGCAACGCACCACCGCATACGTTTGTGACTGGGGAGGACCCAAGGCAGGGGGAGGGGCCGATCGGCATCCTCGCACTCCTCGCCAGCATATCCATAAACTGCCCGAAGTTGCCCCATTCTGTCGCGCCTAAAGTTCAACGGGTTTTGTCATACAGACCGCATCTCACCTACAGGTGAGAGTGGTCGAACGCCATGTCATGCGGCGTGTCGGTTTTTCTGACTAGAGCGCGAACTGGTCAAGGCATTGTTTCGGCGTGAAAGTTTGCCATCATCGCTATCGGGCAAGACCCATGCAACTGCGATCGAAAAGTCTCATGATAGCAGAACAATTTGGTTTTGGATTATGAGCTAGGCTATGAAGCCCTGGCCATGGATGAGGCCGCAATCGGTCTCTTTGGCCGGTAGCACAATGCCCGAGATATCGGTAACATGCTTCATGACTTTATCTTCCCGGT